GTTCAAGGACGCCGCCTCCACCACGACCATCGGCTACGACACCTCTGGCAACAGCAACAACTTCACGACCAGCGGCATCTCGGTGACGGCTGGCACGACGTTCGACCAGATGACCGACACGCCGACGCTGAATTACTGCACGTTCAGTTCAATCGACCAAGTCGGCGGCACCAACACGCTCACCGCTGGGCTAGACATCACGACGAGTGCTGGGGCGATCTCTGCGGCGCTTGGGACGATCTACGTTTCAACCGGGAAATGGTACTGGGAGTTCACCGCCAACGGTGTGGCTGGAATCACTCAGGTTGGAGTTGCCAAGGCACCTGTTGGAACGATCAGCACCAATGGCCCCGGCCAAAGCGCCAACGCCTACGTCTATTTGTCGAATGGGACAAAGGGCAACAACAACTCTTTCCCCGCTTATGGAGCGACATACACGACCAACGATGTGATTGGCGTGGGGCTTGACATGGATGCTGGCACGCTGACGTTCTACAAGAACAATGCGTCGCAAGGACAGGCGTACTCTGGATTGACCGGAGATTTCGCGGCAATCGTTGGAGACACGGGGGCTGCCGCAACGATCTCTGGCTCCATCAACTTCGGCCAGCGCGCCTTCAACTACACCCCGCCCAGCGGCTTCAAGGCCCTGAACACCGCGAACCTCTCTGTCCCGACGATCAAGAAGCCCTCGCTCTACATGGATGCTACGTTGCGTACCGGAACGGGCGCGACGGCAAGTGTGTCTTCGCTGGGCTTCCAGCCTGACCTTGTGTGGATCAAGTCTCGTAGCGCAGCGACCAACCACAATATGTTCGACAGCGGTCGAGGTGTGCAGAAAGGGCTCGGGACAAACTGGTCCGGCGCGGAATACACCGACGCCAACACGCTGACCGCGTTCAACAGCAACGGCTACTCGTTGGGGAGCGACGCATCCTCGCGCGGGGTCAACATCAACACCAATACCTACGTCGATTGGGCATGGAAGAAGGGCGCGACGCCCGGCTTCGATGTGGTGACGTTCACCGGAAATGCGACGAACCGGACGATCTCGCATGGCCTTGGCGTCGTCCCTGAGATGATGATGATCCGGACCCGTGGCGCTCCCACCGGATTTGAACCATTCGTCGTCTACCATTCCAAGCTCAACGGCGGGACCAACCCCGCGAACTACTACTTGTATTCCACCCAGACCGCTGCTGAAGCGGCGCTCGCCGCATTCTTCAACAACACCATGCCGACCTCGTCGGTGTTCACGGTTGGAACTGACTCGTTCGTCAACCAGAGCGGCACGGGCATCGTGGCCTACTTGTTTGCTGGCGTGGAGGGCTTCTCCAAGTTCGGCAGCTACGTCGGCAACGGCGCTACGGACGGGCCGTTCGTGTGGTGCGGCTTCCAACCAAAATGGATTTTTCTCAAGGGGCGGAACATCGCCACTTCTTGGAGGCAGTACGACGCCGCGCGGATGCCAAACAATGAAGCCAAGTCGCCGCTGTATTTCAATATAGCGAATGCGGAGTCGGCGGAAGCCAACGGCATCGATATTCTTTCAAATGGCTTCAAGTTGAGATGGTCTGATAACGTAATCAACGGAAGTGGCAGCACATACATTTTCGCCGCGTTTGCCGAAGCTCCATTCAAGTACGCGAGGGCAAGATGATCCCTATCCTGTATGCGTTGTGGTGCGCGTTCTGCTGGCGGCTGCGCGGCGGGGCACTCAACCAGCTTACCAGCATGGTGGGCATCCATGTGGGCACGGGTATCACGCGCATCGTCAGCAGCGCCCTCATCGTGGCTCCCCTCGCTTACCTCAATTGGCACTTGGCGGCGATGTGGCCCTTCATCTTCGCGGCGATGACCCTCCCCTACTTCGACAAGAGCATGGGCCTGGAGGAGAAGGGCCGCGACCACTTCTACTTGGCGCTGTGGGGAGTGGCGGTGGCCGCCCTGTGCATCGCCCCCCTCGCTTGGTACAACCCGTGGGTCCTCCTCAACTCGCTGGGCGGCATCCTCTTCATGGTGGCCTATGCCGCCAACAAGCCCTTGGGCGGCAACTGGACAGAAAGGGCCGAGTGCTGCGTGGGCTTCCTCCTTGGCCTCCTCCTGTGGGTGTCCCTCCATGGATGACACCACCAAGAACCTCATCGATACGGCCTCGGTAGCCACCGTGGTGGGTACCTTCGCGGGACTCTTCCCCGCCATCGCCGCCCTCTTCACCATAGTGTGGACCGCGCTGCGCATCTACGAGAGCAAGACGGTGCAGGGCTATCTGGAGAAGAAGCGTGGCGGAAGCACCCCGTAGTCCTCGCCTCATCACGGCACCCGCCAGGCCCGGCGTCAACCGGGAGCTTACCCGCTACGCGGGCGAGGGCGGCTGGTACGATTCCGACAAGGTAAGGTTCCGCTACGGCCAGCCCGAAAAAATTGGTGGGTGGCAGAACATCAACGGCGTGGGGGACACCGTCACGGTACCCGGCGTGGGCCGCTCCCTCTTCACGTGGGTCAACCTGGCGGGCACCACCTACCTCGCGGTGGGCACCAACTCCCACCTCATGGTGTGGGACGGCGGCAAGTACTTCGATATCACCCCCGTCGACACTTCGGTTTCCGCCTCCAACATCATCAGCACCTCGGCGGGCTCCACCACCATCACGGTTTCAGTGTCGGCCCACGGCCACTCCACCGGCGACTACTTCTACTTCACCTCCATTACCACTACGGTGGGCGGCAACATCTATCCGGTGAGCGCACCCCTGGGGGGCTTCTCCATCACGGTAGTGGATGCCAACAGCTTCACCATCAACACGGGGGTCACTGCCGCCGCCACATCTGCTTCCTCGGGCGGCGTGGCCACGGGCTTCTTCATCCATCCTTCCGGGTTCGGCAGCAATGCCGCCAGCTTCGGGTGGGGCGCGGGCGTGTGGAGCGGCGGCCAGGGCTGGGGTACTCCCGCCTCTTCAGCCTTCGTGGCCCCGCTGCGCTACTGGAGCATGGACAATTGGGGTGAGGACCTGGTGGCATCCCCCCGCAACGACGGCATCTACTATTGGGATTCCTCGCAGGGTACCGCCAAGCGAGCCTACCAGGTTACCGCCACCCCCTCCCAAAATACGCAGATCCTGGTGAGCCCCGAAGATAGGCACCTCATCTCCTTCGGGTGCCCCGACGCCCTGACCTCGGTAGTGAACCCCCTCTACATCCGGTGGTGTTCACAGGAGGACATCAACGATTGGACGGCCTCGGCAACCAACACGGCGGGCGACAAGGTCCTCTCGGGGGCCTCCAAGATCGTGGCAGCAAGGCGCACCCGGGGCCAAATCCTCATCTGGACCGACGAGAACCTCTACAGCATGCAGCAGGTTGGTCCCCCGTATACCTTCGGGTTCCAACTCATCGGCACCAACTGCGGGGTGCTGGGCCAGAATGCCATGACGGAGGTGGGGGGCCGCACCTACTGGATGGCCGACGAGCGCTTCATGATGTATGATGGTGCGGCGGCGCGACCCCTGAAGTGCGACGTGCTGCGCTACGTCTTCGAGGCCCTGGATCGCACCCAGCTAGACAAGATCGTGTGCGGCTCCAACACCTCCTACAACGAGGTCATCTGGTTCTACCCCACCACCTCGGGCGAAGTGGACTCCTACGTCATCTATGACTACATGCAGGATCTGTGGTCAATCGGCACCATGGTGCGCACGGCGTGGATCGACCAGGGCATCGCCACCTACCCCATTGCCGCCGAGTATGCCGGCAGTGCCACCAAGCTCTACTATCATGAGTATGGCAACGACGCCGACGGAGCGGCCCTCCCATCCTACATCGAGAGCAATCTCTTCGATCTGGACGCGGGCCAAGAGTTGATGTACATGGATAGGATCATCCCCGACTTCTCCGATAGGAATGGGGATGAGATGCCGGGCAACGTCGAAATTACGCTGCACACCCTCAAGTACCCCAACACTCCGACGGCGCAGGAAGTCACGAAGGGGCCCTTCACCGTATCGGCGCAGACGCAGAAGATCGACCTGCGTATACGGGGGCGCCACGCATATTATCGCATCGACGGGGATGGTGTCAACACCTCGTGGCGCTTGGGTGCCATGCGTTTTCGGGTGGCCCCCGACGGTGAGCGATGAAGCCCCTCCTGCCCCTTCCCCCTCTCTCCCTCCAGCCCGACGCCCAGAGTGCGTGGGGTGAGTTGGTGCGCGTCCTCAACCTCTACCACGGCCAGGTGGTGACGGGCCCCGGCGTGACAGGCTACGCTGTCTCTGGTACAATCCCAGCTAGCGCCACCATCGATCTGGGGAACATTACCGTCACGGCGGTGGCCAACACCCTCGTGAAGTTGCTTTCCGACCTGCAAGACAAGGGTCTCGTAAAGGTGGACAAGACATGAATCCTTTCCAGAGCTACGCCTACGGCTACGCAAGTCCCTACAACTTTCCCCCCGAGGCTCCGCGCACGCTGGAACCCATGCCCGTCTATTCCCCGCGCAATGCCGGCTACATGGGCATCTACGGGACGCAGCCCACCCGCGAGGAGACCCCCGTTTCCCCCGGCGTTGCCTCCGTCATGCGCGGAATGCAGGAGGGAAGTGCGGGAGAAGCGGACAAGTCCGATCCCACCACCGCCGGGGGTACGGCAGTCGGTAATGATATCGGTACAGGCAAGGCCTTGAGCATACTAGGCGGAACGGTGGCTGGACCCATCGGAACCCTTGCTGGGGCTGCTTTGGGCACCTACTTGGACGCTCGTGAAATGGATGCTGCCCTTGCGCAACAGGGACTGCCTAGTCTCACTACGGGCCAAACATTATCAGGTTTAGTCAATGCCGCCAGCCCTTTTGGGGCGTTCGGCACTCCCCTTGGCTATTCTTTCGTGGATCAAGCTATATCTACGACGCCCGTCTCCTCGGGAATCAGAAGTGCGAGTATCGACGAAGCTGCTGAGATTCAAGCCGCTATAGAGGCAGCAGACCGAGCTTCTGCATCTCTTGAGGGTGTCGCTTCCCAAATGGGAGGCATGAGCAGTTCTACTCCGGGGGCTGACACTCTTGGGGATACGGGGATGTACGCTGCGGGGGGTTACGTCCCCGGGGGTAGCGGCGGCATGGATGATGATGTGCCTGCCGTCATCGATGGGAAGGGGCCCGCGAGGTTGTCCTCCGGGGAGTTTGTCTTCGATGCCGCCACCGTAGCGGCGCTGGGGGACGGCAACAACCAGGCGGGTGCCCGCAAGCTCGACGGGCTGCGCAAGGCAATCCGCAAGAAAGCCTACGGCCACGAGAAGCAGCCGCCCAAGAACTACAGCGTGGGCGACCTCGTGAGGCTCTATGATAAGGGTCGCTAAGGAGGGGGATATCCCCGCCATCGGGGCCCTCCTCGTGGAGATGCATGCGGGGGCACCCGTGGGGCTGCCTCCCATTGCCCCGCACAAGGTTGAAGCTGCCCTCGGGGATTGCCTGCAGGGGGGTCGCATCTTCCTTGCCCTCAAGGGGGATAGGCTCGCGGGTGTCCTCGCCCTCCAGGAGGGAGAACATTGGTACTCCCACGGCAAATTCCTGGGGGATCTCGTCTTCTATGTTGCCCCGTGTGCGCGCACCTCACGCATCGCTTCCCACCTGTTGCGTGCTGCCCTCGAATATGCTACTATGAGGGAACTCCCCCTCCTAATGGCAGTGGTGCATGGGGAGGACGTGGTGCGCAAAGATGCCTTCTATGAGCGCCACGGATTTACCCGCGTGGGCGGCGTCTACTCAAGGGGTTTCTGATGGGTTTCCTTTGCAAGTCCAGCACCTCGACGCAGCCCACTACGACCGTTCAGTCGTCGCAGTTCCCATCGTGGTACGAGGATGCTCTCAAGCGGATCGTCGAGGCCGGCGAAGCCGAGGTGAGGGCCACCCCCTACGAGTATTACGACCCGTCGCAGCGCATTGCCCCACTTAGCGCCACGGAGCAGCAGGCCATTGGAGCAGCCCCCCAGGCCGCAGGGGCCTACATGCCAGGGCTGGCCGCCGGCTTTGAAAGTGCTGCGATGGGCTCGCGGGGGGTGGGCGATATCGACTACTCCCAGTACATGAACCCCTACACTCAGTACGTCACCGATATCGCCAAGCGCGAGGCCGTGCGCGACTACGAGAAGATGCGGCCCCAGATGGGCTTCCAGGCCAGTAGGCAGGGTGCCTTCGGCGGGGCGCGCTACGGTGTGCAAGAAGCGGAGGCTGAAAGGAATCTGGGGCAGCGCCTCGCGGATATCCAGCAGACGGGGCAAGAGCGGGCCTTCACCTCCGGTACCGCCCTCGCGCAGCAGGAAGCCCAGCGGCAGTTGCAGGCGGCCCCTCTCTTCTCCCAGATGGGCGCGCAGGCGCAGCAGTTGGGTCTGGGTGGCCTAGATGCCATCATGAAGAGCCAGGCTCTCCCGCGCCAGTTGGAGCAGCAGCAGCGTGACCTCGCCTTCCAGGAGTACCTGCGGGGCCAGCAGTATGGGATGGGCCAGCTTGGTCAACTCGGGGGTCTCCTCCGGGGGGCGCAGCCGGGTGCCACCACCACGACGCAGGGGCAGACCCTCATCCCGCAGATGTCCCCGCTGCAGACTGCTGCGGGCCTCGGCCTCACTGGTGCCAGCATCTACAACCTCATGGGGTATGGTGGCGGATCCCCCTCCAACCTTGCCACCAATTGGGCTGGTCGCATGAGTCCGCAAGCACTTGGCCTCCCCGGGTTTGGGTCTCCGTAAGCCATGCCGACCAACGAGGAACTCGACAAGTACTACGAGGAGAGGTTTGCGCGGGGGGACGTATCCTCCCCGTTCTACGGCGTGTACTATCACGAGACGCGCGATTCCCCCAACAGGGCCACGGCGGGCAGCAAGTATTACGGTCCCATGCAGCTTGGGGCGGATGCCGCCACGGAACTCAAGGTCAATCGGTACAACCCCTACGAGAACATCGAGGGCGGCCTTACCTTCCTCAAGAATATGCAGAAGAAGTACGGCGACGACAACAAGGCACTCGCCGCCTACAATTGGGGGCCCGCCAAACTTGACCGGCACCTCCAGGTGCATGGCGAGGATTGGTACGGGAAGCTGCCCCGCCAGGTGCGCGACTACATCACCCAGGTGCGCGTAAAGGATCCCGTTTTCCGGCGAGCCACCGAAGCCAAGGAAGATGAGCTTCGCGTGTCGCGCCCCTCCGGGGCCGCCTCCCAGCCCACGCGCAAGGGCAGCTTGGACATCTACGACATCCAGCAGATGTATGGTAACGTCGGGACATTCCCGCCCGGCATCAATGTGCTTGGAGACCCCGTGACATGAGTGATTA